GAGCATTCTCTGCGGCCAAAGGATCTTGGGGCCCTTGGAGCTGCCAATCTCCCCGTGCCGCGTAATGCCAGTCAGCCACTCCTGGTGACCCTCGTTGATCCGCTCCTTCCAGGCGCCAATCACGTAGAGATTGTGGTCGTCGTCCTCTAGGACTTCTACTGCAGTCGTATAGTCGCTGCGCTCGCTAATGGACGAAGCAAGGTCAACACCAATTCTCCTGGCGCCTTGCGGAAGTTTGTCTGTGCGCTGAAACCAGTCGTGGCGGAAGATGTTTCCACCCATAGAGGTAACGTCATTTTGGAACTGAAGCATAAAGATTGGGGTGCCGAGCTCTTCCTTCTTCTGGTTGAGCGTATCAACGGTGTACATTTCTGGCCAAAGAGGTTGGTTTTCCTCTAGCGCCCTTCGCTGATACGCCTGAATCCCCTTGCGCATAAGCTCGGCATAGAAGTCATCTTCGTGCCAGCGCGTACCCACGTACCACTTCTTTGAACCAGGAACAAGCATTGGGTCAACAACTTGCCAGTACGTATCTGAGGCCTTTTGTCGTTGCCCAGCAGTAGCGTTCTCCTTCATGCCAACCATGTCGTCTGCAAACAACAAGTCAAGGCGGGCTCCTGGCTTAATAGATCCAAGGCCATCAGCAAAGCATGTGGCATCTTTACCCATGTTGACGCCCTTAATAGTCCAAGTTTCGTCGGTCCACTTGTTTCCAACCACGCCGTCGGCTGCCCAAGGGAACACTTCGGCGAAGAGCGGGCTCTCTATAAGGGTCTTGATAGCGCGGGATCTTGACATGGAGTCTGCAAGAACGGCTGTAAGGATGCCGATACGAATGTTTCCCTTGGTCATGCCAATGATTCGCGCAGCACGGAAGATTAAAGCAGTAGTCTTTGCATGTCCACGGGGCATGAGCACTAGTGCGCGGTCATGGTTGTCCATAAACTTTTCCATCTCTCGCAAGTGCCTAGGAAATACTAAGCCGCTCATGTACTCGGCAAATGCCGCATCTGAGGTTGCGGCCTTCTTGCGTAGCCAATCTCGGTATTCGCTGTTGCTAATACTAAGGCTCAATTTCCGTCGCCTTGCCTTCGATAGGCTCTTCTTTCATGGCCTCCGCCCAAGCCTGCAAACGTGTTGCCAGTTGATCCCTGGGCAGGGTGTCAATTTCATGGGGGACAGCGGACAGCTGGATTGCTGCCCCGTTCCGTCCCGTAATCTCAGTTCGGTCTGGCTCGTAAGCGCCAGTTAGCCTGGCTATACGATCAATTACTTCAAGCTGAATCTTTAAGAATTGGGCCTCATTGCTGGTGCCCTTGGCGCGGGCAGCCGCCGCAGCAGCCATCTTAGACACAAGGTTGGCCCGCTCAATGAGCTCACCCTTGTTTGTAGCGGGGTCTGGGTTTGGGTCAACCCATGATTTCTTGATGACGTAGCTGTGCTTTCGCACTGTTTCTTCGCTAAGGCTAACAATTCCTGCAATTTCGGACAGGGAAACACCCTGGAGCATCAACATTTTAATGCGCTCCCTGAGTGCTGCTAGTTGTTCTGCCGGCATGCGGCCTGGTCTTGCCATGTAACAATGATAACATACCAATCGTAGAAACTACCGTTCTGGTCATTTGCCTGCCCGCACCATAAAATGCGGGCAAGGGGGATTCCTATGGCCACGACTTACGATATTACAGCGGAACAAGGCAGCTACCTGACCATCAGCCTTGAATACCGTGACGCGGCTGGCAGCCTTGTCAATCTTACGGGGGCCACTGCGGCTATGCACGTTCGAAGAAGACAAGGCGCACAAGAGGCATTCTTGCGTCTTTCCAGCACGAACGGAACCACAACCGGCATCGCCCTTGGAACCACCAATGGCGCAATAACCGTTTACGTATCAGACGAAGCCCTGAGCCTTATCGCCCCAGGGACGTATGTCTACGACCTTGAAGTAAACCCTGTTGGCGGCGCCATGGTGAAGCTCATCTCTGGCCTGTTTACAGTGGCTGGAGAAGTAACCAGATGACAGTTGAGGTTTCCGAACAAACACGAACCATTAACGTTACGCAGCAAAGTAATAGCGTTACTGCAACAACCAGCCCTGTTTCCGTATCGGTAAGTGCGCCAACACTAAGTATTACCAGCGCCAGCGGCGGCACAGTGCAGGGCCTCCAGGGGCCCACTGGTCCGCAGGGTCCCACCGGGGCAACTGGACCAACTGGCTCAACCGGATCGACGGGCGCCACTGGCGCTACTGGCTCAACCGGCCCGCAAGGCCCGCAAGGCGTGCAGGGGCCAACTGGATCTACCGGAGCAACGGGCGCAACCGGGCCGCAAGGGGCGCAAGGCAGCGGCGCTTCCCACTCAACTTACGTCTTCACGCAGAACTCCGCCTCAGCGACGTGGACAATTACGCACAACTTGGCGTGTTTTCCATCAGTAGAAATTGTTGATAGCGCAGGAACGCTAGTCATTGGCGATATCTCGTACATAGATAATAATAGCCTGACTGTCAGCTTTGTTGCTGCGTTTGGCGGCAAAGCATATTTAAACTAGGAGAGAGAAATGAAGTTTTTAGCCAATCTTGACCTTCAGAAGAATGAGCTGCAGAACGCGGCAATTCAGAACCTTGCTACTGACCCAGCATCTCCTGTTCAGGGGCAGATTTATTACAACACTGTTTCTGACGCCATCAAGGTTTATGACGGGGCTGCGTGGGTCACGCTTGCAACCGGTGGTGGCACCGTTACCTCCGTAACTGCCTCCAGCCCGCTTGCCTCTTCCGGCGGAAACACGCCAAACATTACCATCCAAGACGGCACGACTAGCCAAAAGGGTGCTGTCCAGCTAGAAGATTCATACACCAGCACGTCGACAACCAAGGCCGCAACGCCTGCTGCGGTTAAGGCTGCGTACGACCTTGCCAACGGTAAGGCAAACCCTTCAGATACCACCTTTGTTGGTACAACAAGCGTTGCGCTCAACCGCTCATCTGCAAACCTTGCGCTTACTGGAATCACCAGCGTTGCCATGCCGGGAAGCACTTCAGGGACAACAACCCTTCAGCCTTCTGCTACTGCTGGTACGACAACCGTAACGCTTCCTGCCGCAACCGGCACTGTAGCGCTGACCGCAAACAAGCTAAGCGACTTTGCCGCAACAAGCTCTGCTGAGCTTGCTGGTGTCATTTCCGATGAGACTGGTACTGGTGCATTGGTCTTTGCCAACACGCCAACCCTTGTCACGCCAAACATTGGCGCAGCAACTGGTACAAGCCTTGTGCTTTCTGGCGACCTGACGGTCAACGGAACGACCACAACGATCAACTCAACAGAAATCACTATCGATGATAAGAACCTTGTTCTTGGAGCAGTTACGAGCCCAACGGATGCTGGCGCCGATGGCGGCGGTATTACCCTTAAGGGCGCTACGGACAAGACCATCAACTGGGTTGATGCAACCGACGCCTGGACCCTTTCTGAGCATGTCAATATTGCCAATGGCAAAGTATACAGAATTAATGGGACGGAAGTACTTAGTGGCACTGCACTTGGTTCAGGGGTTGTTGGGTCAAGCCTTACCTCGGTTGGCACGATTGCCACCGGTGTGTGGAACGGCACCGCAATCGCTATTGCAAACGGTGGTACTGGCGCAACTGACGCTGGCGCTGCCCGCACGGCCCTCGGCCTTGCAATTGGCACGGACGTTCAGGCATACAACGCAACCCTCGCCGCAGTGGCTGGCGGAACATACAGCGGTGATGACAGCATCACGACCGTTGGCACGATCTCTGCTGGTACGTGGCAGGGCACTGCTATTGCCTCAACCTACGGTGGAGCGCTCCGCTACAACACCAGTGCTACTTGGACTGCTGGAGAGGCTAAGACGGTCACCCACAGCCTTGGGACGAAGGCAGTGGTCGTTTCCGTGTACGACTCTGGCGATGCTGCGGTGCTCTGTGACGTGGTAACGGCCACGACCAACACCCTGACCGTCACGATCAGCCTTGCCGGA